TTACTCGAACAACTTCGCCACACGCTCAGTCACGGAAAGTTCCAGTTCCTTAAATCTGATCTCAAGTTCCTCGCTCGGCGTAGATGGCTGATATTTATAGAAATACCGTGTGAACGGGATCTCTGCTCCGGTTTTGATAACAGGCTTTTTCTTTCCGAGATCTTCTTCAAAGAAAGCGGCAGCATCAGGGATATGAGGTAGAACCTCACGAGCCATATAGTCCTCGATACTTTCCTCCCATTTCACCAATTCGGTGTCCTTGGTTTCCTTGTCATAGATGATGTTGCCCTTGCGGTCACGCTGAATTTCCGCATTTTTATCCATAGTGGAAAGGCCGTCAGCGATTTTCTCAATCAGCTTCTTATCCGCTGTCACGGAGGAGAGGGCTTTCGTCAGCACAGGCAAGAACGCAGCCGGAGTATTATAGACCTGCTCCGAAACCGACGCTTTCAGTGCAGAGACGATTGCTTCATAAACAGGCTGGTTATTCTGATAGGCTTCCAGCTTTTTCTGATCCTTGCCGGTCAGCTCCTCGGCATTTTCCAGCTCGTCCACCTTGGCCTGGTCATAGAGAGAAGAAAGCGCACCTTTGGACAGCATGGCTTCCATGCGTTCCTCCGTAATGGCATAGCTGCGCTGAAGGGGCTGCATAACCGTATATTCACGGTAAATGAACTCCTCATTATCGTAAATCTTACAATATTCATTTTCTGCAAAATCCGCATAGAGCTGCGTTACAGCACTGCGGTCTTCGGGTGAGATCTCATTTTTCTTATCGCCAAGGGCTTTACGCAGCTTTTTGAAGAAAGTAGATGCGTCGATCAGCTGAATTTTCCCCTTGCGTTCCGGACGCTTATTCTTGGAGAGAACCCAAATGTATGTAGCGATGCCGGTGTTATAAAACAGGTCTGTAGGCAGCGCAATGATGGCTTCGATCAGATCGTTTTCCAGCATCCAACGGCGGATCTGGCTCTCGCCGGATGCAGTCCCGCCGGAGAACAGCGGACTGCCGTTTTCGATGATAGCGGCACGGCCAAAGGTATCGTCCATTTTGTCGATGGCAGACTGCAAAAACAGCATCTGCATATCGCCAGAACCAGGCAGGCCTGCGCCCCAGCGACCGTCAAAACCTTTCTGATACTCTGCGTTGACGGCATCCTCGACACCTTCGGCGGCGTCTTTACCGCCCCATGCAGTACCGAACGGCGGATTTTCAAGCACAAAGCGCATTTTGGTGGACTTGAAACGGTCGGCTTTCATGGTGTCCTGATAGCAGATATTTTCGGCATTCTGACCCTTAATGAGCATCTCCGCAAGGCACATGGCATAAGACTCCGGGTTGATCTCCTGCCCGAACAGTCGCACATCGGCAGAAGGATTATAACGCTTGATGAAATTATAGCCAGTGGAGAGCATACCGCCCGTGCCGCAGGCCTGATCCAATATAGTGATGACTTTGCCATCATCGAAGATATCGTCGCAGCCTTCGGCCAACAGGATGTTGACCATCAGCTTAATGATGTCGCGGCCGGTGTAGTGGTCGCCGGCTTCGGCATTTTCAGAGAACTTACGGATCAGTTCCTCGAAAATATATCCCATCTTCACATTGTCGATGGTACGAGGATTAAGGTCAAGTTCGGAGAACGCTTTGATGACGGAGAGCAGACGGTTATTCTTGTCCATCTTGTCGATTTCTTCGCCAAAGTTCAGACCGCGCTCCTTGGACATCAGAATTTCCAGCACGTTTGCAGAGAAACCCTGCAGATAACTCTTGAAATTGGCGGCAATGTGGTCTGCGTCATTTACAAGCTCTGCAAGGTCAAATTCACTGGTGTTATAAAACTGGAAGCCGGAAATGCGATACATCGCCTTTGCCGGGAAATTCGGGTTTGCTTTGAACTGCTCAACGACTTTCTGCTTGGTAGGAGCAAGAGCGCACTCAAAGCGGCGGATGATCGTCATCGGAATGATGACATCCTTGTACTTGTCGCTGCGGTACGGTCCACGCAGTTTGTTTGCGATGGACCAGATAAAGTTTACTTCCGTGGAAACATCGACAGGCGAATCATCCCACATTGCATCTATAATTTGCTTATCAGCCATTTGCCGTTTACCTCACTTTTCGTTCTTGTAGTGCCATACTACCTTTATTTTACACCCGTTACTGTCCCATAATCAGGACTTTGTGCGCTGTCCGGTCATCATTTTATAATGCTGACTCTGACCGAGTGCATCAAAAATCATCTGGAACACACGCTTGTATGCTTCAGCGTCGTCACAGTCCTCCACATAATTCAAGCCGTCACTGATACCGTTGGGATTGTTGATATAGGCAAGGAGAGAAGATGCCAGCTGGTAGTCGGTCATATCCGGCTTTTCGCCCTCAACCTGCTTGATGAACTTTTCCCGGTTTTCCTTTTTCTCCAGCACGATAGACCGCAGGTCGCTGCCCTCATAACCGCAAAGCTGAAGGAAATAGTATTCGAGAATGCGGCGCATCACATTCAGTGCCGGAATCGTAGAATGAAGATCGCGGAGCTCGTCCCACAAAGCTGCATAGGAATTCTGCACGGGATTGTAGTTTTCTTCTTCGCTCGGAATTTCCTTGTTCTGCCGCTTGCAGAGCTTAACAGTGGATACATTATCATTTTTACGAATCATATAAAACGATGTGCAGTTGTAGTACCCGACCTGCTGATATGTAACCTCCCGGTGGAAATACACATTGTGTGTCAGGATAAACAGCTGCTTGATGTAATCACCGGGTACCTGCGGATTCAGATATTCGGTATTATTTCGGCAGACATTGATCATTTCGCGGACAATGGCACTAACAATGAAAAGAGCAGTGCTGTCCATGCTGGAAACGGGATCGTCAATTACAACGATCTTTTCTTTCAGTTCTTCACTGTTCATGCTGCCGCGCACTCTGTGGTAAAAATACAGAAATGCGATAAAGTTCCGTTCACCCTCACTGAGGTTTTCGGCAACCGTTCCGTTTTCACGAACGATTTCATAAACATTCTCAACACCATCTTTGGCTCGGATGCTGAACCCTTGGAAACCGGAGTCCCGCAGAATTTTGTTAATGCTGTCGATGGCGGCTTCGGTGTTTGCATTATGCTTATTCAACTCGGAAATCTGTGTAGTAAGCTCTCCGATTTCTTTTTTGAGCTTTTTCCCATGCTCGGTTACATCATCAATTTCTGTTTTCAGGCGAGCAACCTCGTCTTTATAACTCGTCACCTCATCGGCAAGCAAAAATGCGAGGTGTTGCATAATCTCCGTTTTACACTTTTCCTTGCTACTCTTCTTGGCAGCAACAACATCGTTATTCGCTTTAATGAGCTTATTGATGTCATCGATCATTGCGCCGATTTCAAGGAGAAGCGTGTCGGTATCCTCCAAAGACACCGTTTTTGAGGGTTCTTTAACCTTTTCGGCAATACGCTGTCGATTGACCTCGAACTTGCTCTCCAGCAGAGAGAGCCTCTCTTGATATGCCTTCAAATCAAGAGAAGGCATTGCATCGGCGGTGTTGGTTTGCAGCACGCGCACGATATCTGCCGTTTCTCTGCTGTAGGTGGTCTGGAACTGCCCTAAGTCCCGAATGTCCTGCTGATACTGTGCATCAAAAGTGGTAGCAATTTCATTTTCAAAGTTTGCCGGGAGTTTCTGCTGACAATATGGACACTTCCCACCGGCAGAACCAGAAAAATGCGTGTGCCCATCACGAACCCAATCGGAAGCCGTGCTGCCAAGGGCTTTCAGGAAACGGGCGAACGGTGTATCACTGCTACTGACGATAACTTTATCCAGCAGTTCTTTTCCGGGGAGACTGCCGTAAGTCGTCGCACCGGCTTTCTTGAATTCGGCATAAGCTCTGGCAGTATCATCGAAAGCAACCCCATAAAGGCGTTCCAGTTCGGAAAGATCATGCTCCTTGGGAGTCTTCTCTCCAAGAACAGCCTCTGCAAAATTCCTCTTCTGCTTTTTGCCGTCCATGCACTTTTCAAAATGCTTGCGGATATCCGCAGTCTTGGAGAAGCAGGCCTCCTGAAATTGAGCCAACGCAGCGTCAACACCGGCGGTTTTCTGTTTGTACTCTTCACCGGCGGTCACCTTTGCATCGGATTTTTTCTTCTTTTCTTCGGTCAGCTCAGCAATTCGCTTCTTTGCTTCGATATCTTCCTCGCCAAAAATGAATACGCCTTTTAAATCACCGTAATTTACAAAGTTTTCATTGATGAAATCCTGATTATAAACAAGCACATCATAATCATCCGCAGACTTTCCGTCTGCCCAGACAACGCCGTCGTCCTCCTCAATGGCATGGGCAATTGAGGATTTGCCCGCTCCGTTATTCCCATAGAAGAAGTTTACGAATGTGAGATCGGCAACTGGCACATCCGTGAATGTTGCTCTATTGAGTGTAATGTTTTCGATTGCTGAAGGAACTTTGCGCTGCATTCATTTCACCATCCTATCCTTAAAAGTGTTCTTTATTCTTGAATTTTCCCTTTACGAACCCATTCATCAACTTCGGAAATTTTAAATTTATATCTTTTCCCGGCACGATAAACGGGGAGCTTTCCTTCTTTGATCCATGTGCGAACGGTATCCTGGCTGATGCTCAAATGCTCCGCGACATCCTCCAGATTGACCCACTTTTCAACCTGCATTTCTTCATATTCACGACTCATCGTATTACCTCCATTTTTGCACAAACCATGAGTTTAGAGTTTGAATACTCTGTATCCGGCCTTTTCAAGAATCTCCACCAGATTGATTCGCTTTATTGCCCAATGCGTCCGGCTGAGTTCGTTATAAGCCTTTGCACCGCCAATGCAGAGATCTGCAGCGAGGTCTATTAAAACCTGTTGGGGCAGCGCATTCAGTTTAGTGAAGTATATTTTGATCCCATTATCCTGTACTTTTATATCCGTCACATAACCGTAATAAGCCATGTGGTCAGGGTCGGTTTTTGTGAAATTATGGTTCTCACTACAAAACAATGCAGGGAAAGTTTTGACGATCTCAATTGCCTCCGCAGTCAGTGCAGCACACAGTGTCTTCATCTCATCCGATGTACTTTCTGTTAAGGCCCGATTCTTTGGAACCATAAATGATGGGCCGTCATATTGCTCGGTTCCAAGAACAAAGAAATTGAAACAGTCATAATTGAATGTAACGCCTTGTCCAACGACAGTTCCACCGGCTGGTTGAACCCCCTGCATGATGAGTATCGTCTGATTTGTAGTGGCATCATAGTGCTGAACATAAGCAATCTGAGTACTATCGTTTCCATATTGATTCAGGTTCGCCTGAATCGGTTGCTGCGACTGTGTCTTCTGAGTGAGGCTATCGCCGGTCTTGACAATCTGAGTATCACCACTCATAGGCTCAATTCTCCTTCTTTTTGCCACTGTAGTAATTCTCAACGTGGCCAATCTGTGTGCCGTTGTTGCCATATTGAGTGAAATTAAATACGAACGGATTATTCACAGTCTGCTGGGTCGGTTGCTCTGGTGTATCGTCAATTATTACCGTTTCGACCGGATCATTATCCGCTCCTGGCTTTTCCATGGTTTCAACATAATAGGTAGTCAGGTCATCAAGGATGCCTTCGCCCATGTGGGCAGTATATTTTCTTTGAGCTCTGCCGTTGGATGGGCACCACGCATCGTAGGTCTTTTGCCCTATAGAGTTATCCTTGCGGTTTATAACGATATAATGCCAAATGCCGAGCAAGAACGCTGGCAGACATACTTTTTTAAGGTCGCCAAGTGCGGTCTTTTTCTTTTTTTCGCCATTTGGCTCGGTATAGAACTCGTCATTGGCTTTAATAGATTGATCCTGCTGAATCAAATCAATAAGGGCTCTGACCAGATTGACATCTTTATGAACCGCCTCGCTCATATCAAGGAAGTCATTTACAAATCCGATCATTCCATTCAAGGCGGTTTGATAGTCAGTTCTCACCGCAGTGTCAAAAGCTGTAACGACCTGATCATCACCAAACGGAAGATAGGCACTTGTTGATGTTTCGCATCTCTTGTAGTTGTTAACGATGGTTTTGAGTTTTTCTTTGCCGGGATCTACATAATCGAGGTTGATTACCTTAATCAGACCTACCATTACTTCTGAATCGGACAATCCATCGCTGTCCCCGGCATAGTGCTCTCTTGCTTTCATTCGTTGGCGGAGAGCTTGTAGCACCAGCGTAAAGAAGGTGCCTCCGCACAAACGAGGGTAATCATCTATTGACACTGTGTTTTCCTCCGCTTGGCATATTTTACTTGAATTCTAATAGTGTGGGGAACTTGAATACCCACCAAACCCTATTAAAACATATTATAGCACAAAAAACTCCAAAATACAATCCCATGCGATGAACACATCATTTCGGGATTGTGAAATCTTTTTTGGCTGCTGACCTTATTAACCTTATCAACTATGGCAGCTGACCTAAAAAACGATTGGATAGCTCTTGTGGAAACCCCGCAGGAGCTTTTTTCTTCGGTGGTTTCCGCAAATTTGAAAACCAACGGAGGAAACAATCATGCAAAAGAAAGCCAATCGTTACTTTATCCCCATTGACGGGATGCCCATCGAAGTCAGCGAAGAAGTCTACCGGGCGTACTACCGCCCAATCTGGAACACTCGCTACCATGCCCAGAAGAACGGCGAGTGCCGCTGCACCAAGACTCAATTCTGGAAGTGCGACGGTGTTTGCCCCGGCTGCCCGTTTTACGCTGCCGGGAAGAAGGTCTCTATCGACACGGCCATCGGTGGCGAGGATGACGATCTGACCCTCGGCGACACGCTGGCGGACAATGCGCCGACTGCAGATTCCATCCTTATGGATCAGGAACTGCTCAAGGCGCTATATGACGAACTCGACCGTCTTGACCCGGAGGGTCAGCGCATCTGCGAGCTGATGATGCACCATTCGGAGCGTGAAGCCGCAGAAATCATGGGTATGGCACGCTCCACTTTCAAGCGGCACTGGGCAAAAATCCGTGCGGAACTGCAGGACAGGCTCAAAGGCTATTACATCTAATATTTTCCATCGTTCCTTCGACTGCGGAACTGCGGTCGAAGGGATAAATCTTTTTTCGGCAAAAAGCGGACCGCTTCGACAGCTTCCCTCCAGTGGGTACTGAGGACAGCAAGACAACTCAGCACCTCGGAAAGGAGGAACCGCCAATGAACGAGTCCACAAACAACAAGCCCGTGAGCGATGAGGAACTGATCGGTGTGCTTACGGCAATCAGCGTAGTGTCAAAGCGTCTGGCAAAAAAACTGATTCAGCTGAACCAGGCAAGTCAATCAGAGGAAGGAGGTAAACACGATGAGCAAAATGAGCGAAATGGAAGCGACCATCCGAGAGTTACGGGATATTGCATCTTCTATTAACGATATCGCCAACTGGCTGACCGATGCGTTCTGCGGCGCTGACGACGCAGAAGCTGCACCTGCTTCGGAAAAGACATATTCGCTTGAAGAAGTCAGAGCAATTCTGGCAGAAAAATCAAGAGATGGCTTCACCACTCAGATTCGTGACCTTCTTCAGAGGTATGGAGCAACCAAGCTCTCCGAGGTGGACCCCACCCGGTACGGGGACCTTGTGGCGGATGCGGAGGTGCTGGGCAATGGGTAATCATGCTCTGCTCTCCGCATCCTCCTCCCACAGGTGGCTCAATTGCCCGCCTTCAGCAAGGCTGTGCGAAAGCTACGATGATAAGGGCAGCGATTTTGCCGCCGAAGGAACCGATGCCCATGCACTCTGCGAGTATAAGCTGCGAAAAGCACTCGGTATGGCGGCAGCGGACCCGACCGAAAGCCTAACCTGGTACAGCACCGAAATGGAGGACTGCGCCAACGGCTATGTCGCTTTTGTAATGGAACTCGTCGCAGAAGCCAAGAAGGTCTGCACCGACCCTGTCGTGCTGATTGAGCAGCGGCTTGACTACTCCAAATATGTAAAAGAGGGCTTCGGCACCGGCGACTGCGTCATCATCGCAGACGGAACGCTGCACATTGTGGATTACAAGCATGGGCGTGGAGTCTTGGTGGAAGCCGACGATAATCCGCAGATGAAGCTGTACGCTCTCGGTGCTCTGGAGCTGTTCGACTGCATCTACGACATCGACACCGTCAGTATGACCATCTATCAGCCCAGGCGCTCCAATGTCAGCACCTTTACCATTCCAAAGCAGGAGCTTTGCGAGTGGGCGGACAAGGTTTTGACGCCGACCGCAGAGCTGGCCTTCCAAGGCAGCGGTGAATATCACTGCGGCGAATGGTGCCAGTTCTGCAAGGCAAAAGCGGATTGCCGCGAGAGAGCCAAAGCCAACATGGAGCTTGCCCGATATGAGTTTCGGCAGCCGCCTCTGCTCACGGATGAGGAGGTCGAAGATATCCTCGGTCAAATCGACGGACTGACTACCTGGGCGGCCGATATCAAGGACTATGCGCTGCAGGCGGCCATCAGCGGAAAACAGTGGCCCGGCTACAAGCTGGTCGAGGGACGCTCCAACCGAAAGTACACAGACGAACACGCCGTCATCGCCGCCGTGACCGCCGCAGGGTACGACCCCTATGAGCACAAGGTTCTCGGCATTACCGCTATGACTGCGATGCTCGGAAAGAAGCAATTCAACGCTATCCTCGGTGATTTGATCACCAAGCCGCAAGGCAAACCCACGCTTGTGCCGGAAAGCGATAAAAGACCGGCAATGACAACCATTATCGATGATTTTAAGGAGGACAACTGATATGTCGAATTCTACCACTAAGCTCGTAAACCCCATGAAGGTCATTACCGGCAAAGATACCCGCTGGTCCTACGCCAACGTCTGGGAAGCAAAATCCATCAACGGCGGCACGCCGAAGTTCAGCGTCAGCCTCATCATTCCGAAGTCTGACACCGTGACCGTCCAGAAGATCAAGGCAGCTATCCAGGCAGCCTATGAAGAAGGTCAGGCGAAGCTCAAGGGCAACGGTCGCTCCGTTCCGCCTTTGACTGCCATTAAAACTCCCCTCCGCGACGGAGACACCGAGCGCCCGGATGATCCCGCTTATGCCAACAGCTACTTTATCAACGCCAACTCCGCAACCGCTCCCGGCATCGTGGACGCCGACTGCAACCCGATCTTGACCCGCTCCGAGGTTTACTCCGGCGTGTACGGCCGTGCCAGCATCAATTTCTACGCCTTCAACAGCAACGGCAACAAGGGCATCGCCTGCGGGCTGAACAACCTTCAGAAGATCCGTGACGGTGAGCCTCTCGGCGGCAAGTCCAGTGCGGCGTCCGATTTCGCCACCGATGTGGACGAAGATTTCCTATCTTGAGGAGGTGCGCAGCATGAGTATTACCACGATTCTCTGCATTCTGCTTCTGTCCCTGTATCTGCTCCTGGCGGTGTTTTGGATCGTCAGATCCATCATTGACGCCGTCGATGACCGCAAACGCGATAAGCGCAATGCGGCATGGGAGGAAGAGCGCCGACAGCTTGAGAAGGAACACGCCCTTCGTGAGGTGGAGTATCACGAAGCTCGTATGAAAGAACTCAACAAAGAGTAATCTCCGATCCCGTGGGCGGTGGGAATGTTCCTGCCGCCCATTCGGGCTATGGAAAGGATTCGTGTATATGAAAACACTCAGTATCGATATTGAAACATACAGCAGCGTTGACCTTGCCAAATGCGGCATCTACAAATACACCGAAGCGTCGGATTTTGACATTCTTCTCTTCGGATACTCCGTTGAGGGCAGTCCCGTGCAGGTGGTTGACCTTGCCTGCGGAGAGACGATTCCTGCGGAGATTATTGCCGCCCTGACGGACACAGGTGTCACAAAGTGGGCGTTCAATGTGCAGTTCGAGCGGATATGCCTCTCACGCTGGCTTCGGAAAAACGGCAACTTTGATAATACCGGCTACAGCATCTCGGAGGATACCGTGGGAAACTATCTCAACCCTGCCTCCTGGAAATGCACCATGATCTGGTCTGCCTATATGGGGCTTCCGCTTTCACTGGAGGGCGTCGGCACCGTGTTGGGACTTGGAAAGCAAAAGCTGACCGAAGGCAAGGAACTCATCAAATATTTCTGTCAGCCCTGTGCGCCGACGAAGGTCAACGGTGGTCGGACTCGTAATCTGCCGGAGAATGCTCCGGATAAGTGGACCTCGTTCAAACGATACAACATCCGTGATGTTGAGGTCGAGATGTCCATTCAGGAAAAACTCGCCAAGTTTCCCGTGCCGGAAGCCGTCTGGGAGCAGTATCACCTCGACCAGGAGATCAACGACAGAGGTGTTGCGCTGGATATGGAGCTGGTGCATCAGGCGATTGCCATGGACACCCGCTCCCGCAAAGAGCTTACCGACGCCATGAAGAAGCTGACCGCTTTGGATAACCCCAACTCGGTACAGCAGATGAAGCAGTGGCTTTCGGATAATGGCTTGGCGGTCGATTCCCTGGGCAAGAAGGAAGTTGCGGAAATGCTCAAAACTGCGCCGACAGAGCTGCAAAAGGTTCTTTCGCTTCGCCAGCAGCTTGCGAAATCCTCCGTCCGTAAATATCAGGCGATGGAGAAAGCCGTATGCGCAGACGGTCGTGCCCGTGGGATGTTTCAGTTCTACGGTGCCAACAGAACCGGCCGCTGGGCAGGACGCATTATTCAAATGCAAAATCTGCCGCAGAACCATCTTCCCGATCTGGCCGAGGCTCGCAGTCTTGTCCGCTCCGGCAACTTTGACGCTGTACAGCTATTGTACGAAGATGTGCCGGATACATTGTCGCAGCTGATCCGCACCGCATTTGTGCCGAAAAGCGGCTGCAAGTTTATCGTTGCCGACTTTTCCGCCATTGAGGCCAGAGTGCTGGCATGGTTTGCGGGAGAAGCCTGGCGTCAGGAGGTTTTTGAAAAAGGCGGCGATATCTACTGTGCGTCCGCATCGCAGATGTTCAGGGTTCCGGTGGAAAAGCACGGTGTAAACGGTCATCTGCGGCAGAAAGGAAAAATCGCTGAACTCGCCCTTGGCTATGGCGGTTCGGTCGGCGCGCTCAAAGCAATGGGCGCTTTGGAGATGGGGCTTTCCGAAGATGAACTGCAGCCGCTGGTCACTGCGTGGCGCAACTCGAACCAGAACATCGTGAAGTTCTGGTGGGACATCGACCGCGCTGCCATGAGTGCCGTAAAGCAGCATTTGGACAGCGAGGTCTGTGGCATCGGGTTCGCCTATCGGAGCGGGATGCTCTTTATCACACTTCCGTCTGGCAGGAAGCTTTCCTATGTAAAGCCTAAACTCGGCACTAACCAGTTCGGTGGCGAATGCATCACCTACGAGGGCATCGGCGGCACAAAGAAATGGGAGCGGCTGGAGACCTACGGCCCAAAACTCGTGGAAAATATCGTTCAGGCCACTTCCCGTGATATCCTCTGCTATACCATGCAGACCCTGTCCCACTGCTTTATCACCATGCACATTCACGACGAACTGGTGATAGAAGCCGCACCGGAGGTTGAACTCCACACCATATGTGACCAGATGGGACGCACCCCGCCGTGGGCTGCCGGGCTGAAACTCCGCGCTGACGGATATGAAACCATGTTCTACAAAAAGGACTAAAACCGGACCACTGCCCACGGAACGCTCCAGTGGGTAGTGAAAACTATAGATTGGAGGAGCCTGTCATGGCTGATTTTAGAAATGCAGAAGGCTATGCCGACCCTACGGCTTACGGTGCTTTCTGTGCCATTGAAAAAGAAGAAAAGGCGCTCCGGGCATTCAGACCCATCGTGTATATCTGCAGTCCGTATGCCGGAGATGTCGAAAACAACACTGCCGCCGCAAGACGCTACAGCCGATTTGCGGTGGAAGCCGGATATATTCCCATTGCACCGCATCTGCTCTTTCCGCAGTTCCTTGACGACAAAAAGCCAAAAGAGCGTGAGCTGGGGCTGTTCTTCGGCAACGCAATTCTCAGTAAATGTGCGGAAATGTGGGTTTTCGGCGAACACATCTCCGAAGGTATGGAGGCAGAAATCAAAAGAGCCACATGGAAGGGCTATCGGATTCGCTATTTCAGCGAGACCTGCAAGGAGGTATCACGATGAGATTTACACTGTACCGCGCCGACCGCTTGGGGATGCCGGAGAACTGCGTCTACCCGCATAAGGTCGCGGTGACCGATAAAAACACGCTGCTGCAGGCCGTGTCTTACGACTATGTCTGCGCCGAATACCGAGGCAGCTACCGCAACAACGATAATTTCCTCGGAGCGGATTGTCTCCCTGTCGACTGCGACAACGACCACAGCGATGATCCGGAGAACTGGGTCTATCCCTCCGATGTTGCCGCCGCATTTCCCGGCGTGGCCTTTGCGGTTCACTACAGCCGCAGCCATATGAAGGTGAAAAACGGCAAGGAAGCGCGACCTAAATTCCATGTGCTGTTTCCCATTGACCGACTGACGGATGCGGCGCAGTACAGCGATTTGAAAAAGCTGGTCAACACCCTCTTTCCGTATTTTGACACCAAAGCACTTGATGCCGCCAGATTCTTCTTCGGCACGGAAGTTCCGCAGGTCGACATCTTTGACGGGCCGATGATGCTGACAACTTTCCTTGCTGATGATGATTTCGACGCAAATATGGACTCCGGCAGCTACGGCAGCATCATTATTCCCGAAGGAAGCCGCAATGCCACCATGTCGCACTATGCCGGGCGCATTCTGAAACGCTTCGGAAATACCGAAGAAGCGCGCAAGCATTTTACGGAGGTTGCCGCTTGCTGTCAGCCGCCCTTGGAGCAGTCGGAACTGGACAGCATCTGGCGCAGCGCACAGCGGTTTTACGGAAAAATCTCCGCACAGGACGGCTACATTCCGCCAGAGCAGTACAACCAGGAGCTGCAGCTCAAGCCGACCGACTATTCTGATGTGGGACAGGCCACTGTGCTTTCAAGGGAATACGAGGTAAAGCTCCGCTATACGCCCTCTACCGATTTTCTCGTGTACAACGGCGGCTTCTGGGAAGAATCCAAACCCAAGGCGCAGGCGGTGGCGCAGGAATTGACGACCCGCCAGCTTGAGGAGGCGGAGACCGAAATCAGGAAGACCACCGATGAGATGATGAAAAACGGTGCTTGGGAACTGCTGGCGTCGATGGGTCCCAAGAAGGCAGCTGCGGCTTTTAATTCGGAACAGGCGCGGTCTTTTCAGAAATATGAGAATGCCACGACCTACCGCAACTACGCCATCAAGCGCCGTGACTCCAAATACATCTCCGCTGCATTAAAAGAGTCGCACCCCATGCTGGAGATCGACCAGCGGCAGTTGGATTCGGATGAGTTTCTGCTGAATACCCCGACCTCTACTTACGACCTCCGTCTGGGGCTTGTATCCGCACGGGAACATACAGCGACGGATTTCATCACCAAGCAAACCACCGTTGACCCGGCCGATGAAGGTATGGATATCTGGCAGGACGCCTTGGAAACATTCTTCTGCGGCGATGCGGATCTGATTCGCTATGTGCAGGAGATTGCAGGCTTGTCCGCCATCGGAAAAGTGTGTGTCGAAGCCTTGATTATTGCTTACGGCGAAGGTCGAAACGGTAAATCCACCTTCTGGAACACACTCTCCCGTGTGCTTGGCACCTACAGCGGAAATATGTCCGCTGATACGCTGACCGTGGGTTGCAAGCGAAATGTGAAGCCGGAACTGGCCGAGGCTAAGGGCAAGCGGCTGATTATCGCAGCAGAACTGGAGGAAGGTATGCGGCTGAGCACTTCCAATGTGAAACAGCTGTGCTCTACGGACGAAATCTACGCCGAGAAGAAGTACAAAGACCCCTTCAGCTACGTGCCAAGCCACACGCTGGTCCTCTATACCAACCATCTGCCGAAGGTCGGTGCAATCGATGCCGGTACCTGGCGACGGCTGATCGTGATTCCGTTCAACGCAAGGATCGAGGGAAACTCTGATATCAAAAACTATGCCGATTTCCTGTTTGAGAAGGCCGGCGGCGCAATTCTGAAATGGATCATGGTCGGTGCAAAGCGTGTGATCGACAACGACTATCATATCGTCAAGCCTGCCGTGGTGGAGGAAGCCATCAAAAAATACAAGGACAACAACGACTGGCTCTCGCAGTTTCTGGACGAATGCTGCGAGGTCGGCGACGCTTTCTCCGCGAAATCCGGCGATGTCTACAACGCATACCGCAGTTATTGTGCGCAGGTGGGTGACTATGTTCGCAGTACGACAGATTTCTACACTGCGCTGGAATGCGCCGGTTTTGAAAGGAAACGAAGCAAATCCGCACGGATGCTTTTCGGCCTGCAGCTTAAGTCGGATTTCCTGAATTGAGCATAGGGTGACGGTCGATGACACTCTCTACAGGAACTTCTCCTATAGCCTTAAAAAACAAGTCCTAAGAGAAGTTACTGAAATAACTGTCATCGACTGTCACCACCCACCTAATTTCTGATGGAGGATCACTATGAGAGAGAAAATGATAGAACAGAAATTGATAAAAGCCGTAAAAAACGCTGGCGGCATCGCACCGAAACTGGTCAGCCCCGGCTTTGACGGAATGCCAGACCGTATGGTGCTGATGCCGGAAGGCAAATTCGGCTTTGTGGAGGTCAAGGCGCCGGGAAAGAAACCGCGACCGCTGCAGGCTGCCAGACACGGACTGCTGCGGCGGCTGGGCTTCAAGGTGTATGTCCTTTATGACCCGGAGCAGATTGGAGGGATAGTGGATGAAATACGAACCGCATGAATATCAGAAATACGCCATTGACTACATCGAGACACATCCCTTCGCCACAGTACTGCTTGATATGGGTCTTGGCAAAACGAGCATCACCCTCACTGCCATAGGCGACCTGCTGTTCGACAGCTTTGAGGTACACCGGGTGCTGGTGATTGCGCCGCTGCGAGTGGCTCGTGATACCTGGAGTGCGGAGCTGCAAAAGTGGGATCATCTCCACAGCCTTAATTATTCGGTGGTGGTCGGCAGTGAACCGGAACGCAAAGCGGCTCTCATGCGTAAAGCCGATATCTACATCATCAACCGAGAGAATGTACAGTGGCTGATTGAAAAGAGTGGGATGCCCTTTCACTTCGATATGGTGGTCATTGATGAGCTTTCTTCCTTCAAAAATCACCAGTCCAAGAGGTTCAAGGCTCTGATGCAGATGCGACCCAGAATCAAGCGAGTTGTTGGACTGACCGGCACTCCCGCTTCCAACGGCCTAATGGATTTGTGGGCGGAGTTCAAGGTTATCGATCTCGGTAAACGCCTCGGCAGATTCATCACGCATTACCGGCAGGAATATTTCGTGCCGGACGCCATGAACGGTCAGATCGTTTACAGCTATCGCCCCAAGCCGGGAGCGGAGCAGGACATATACCTAAAAATATCGGACATCACGATTTCCATGAAATCAACCGACCACCTGACAATGCCGAAACTGATCTCCAGCGAATATCGGGTGTATCTAAACCAGGGTGAGCGAGATGCCTACGCTGAAATGAAAAAGCAGTTCATACTGGACCTGCCCGACGGAGAGATCAGTGCCGCAAACGCCGCTGCGCTTTCCGGCAAGCTGTCCCAGATGGCGAACGGCGCAATTTATGATGATGCCGGAAATACAGTCCTTATTCATGACCGCAAGCTGGACGCACTGGAGGACATCATCGAAGCCGCCAACGGCAAGCCTCTTCTGGTGGCGTACTGGTTCAAGCATGATTTGGAGCGAATTACGAAACGGCTTCATGCGCGGCACATTCCGTTTTCCCGCCTTGATACTTCTGACAGCATCCGAAGGTGGAACAGCGGCGAGATCCCCGTGGCGCTTATCCACCCCGCCTCTGCCGGACATGGGCTGAATCTCCAAAGCGGCGGCAGCACCATCGTCTGGTTCGGGCTGACATGGTCGTTGGAACTGTACCAGCAGACAATAGCCCGTCTGTGGCGGCAAGGACAGATTTCCGAAACCGTGGTGGTTCAGCACATTGTAGCGGATGACACCATTGATGAGCAGATTCTGTGTGCGCTGAAAGCCAAAGACAAAACGCAGTCGGCCTTGATAGCTGCAGTCAAGGCAAATTTGAAAATCTGAGACAATAGTTCGTAAAATAACGACAATCCGTGCCAATCCGAGGATCTTAAAATATCGGAGGTACGAATATGAACCCCTATCAGGCATTAGCCAACGCCATTGTAGAACTGGCCGTAAAAGACTACAAAAAAGCCCTCAAGCAGCATTACCGCTTTCCGAACAACAAGGATTATGACGATGCCGTGACATCCTTGGAGCGATTCTTCCGTTCCGGCTGGTACGAAACGCTGACCGACCTGGATGGCGAATATCTCATGACAGGTGTTCGCCGCATGGTGCATAAGGAGGTGGCGGCATGACGGCAAAGGAATATCTCTCACAGGCGCACCACCTTGACCAGCGCATTGACGCAAAAATCGCCCAGGTCGCATCACTGAATGAACTTGCCACCAAATGCACCGCCACATTGACAGGTATGCCGAGAAATCCCAATCGCGGCGGCTCCACAATGGCAGATGCCGTGTGCAAGATCATTGACCTGCAGGAAGAAATCAACAGGGACATCGACCGGCTCGTGGATCTGAAGCGTGAGATCGTAGAGGTCATTAAGTCTGTAGACAACACCGAGTACCAGATTCTTTTGGAGAAACGGTATCTGTGCTTCCACACCTGGGAGCAGATTGCTGTGGATATGCACTACAGCGGGAAATGGATACAGAAACTGCACGACCGCGCCTTGGATGTGGTGGCAGATATTCTGAAAGCAAAAAGTGTACACGATAGTTCCGTAGAGTTCCCATCCTAAATGTAGTATCATTATAATAGCGAAAAAGAATCCAGGACAGCCTCATGGGAGCAATCCCGTGGGGCTTTTCCTATGCAAAGAGGTTTCGCATACATTTTAGCACAAACCTCTTTGACCGCGAGGAGGTGAAACGATGCCGAAGAAACCGCTGCGTCCGTGCTCTCATCCCGGCTGTCCCAACCTCTGTGAGGGACAGTTCTGTGAACCACACCGTGTGGAGGAACGTCGAAAGTACGACAAATACGAGCGCAGCTCCGATGTTAACCGCAAGTACGGCAGAGCATGGAAACGCATCCGTGACCGCTATGCGGCGGAGCATCCCCTCTGTGAGATGTGCCTCAAGGAAGGTCGGCTGACCCCGGTACAGGAAGTTCACCACATTATGCCCGTTTCCAAAGGCGGTACTCACGTAAGGGACAACCTTATGAGTCTGTGTCAGTCCTGCCACACCAAAATCCACCACGGCCTCGGCGACCGGTAGGGGGATAAAAATCTCCGGGACCTTTTCGGTCGGGCAACGGCCCGGGGTCACGTGCGCAAAAAAGGCGAAATCAAAAGGGTAATTAAGGGAGGTGAGCTTGGATGCCCACAAAATCGAATAACACAGGCGGCAGAGGCGGCGCAAGACCCGGTGCGGGAAGGAAGAAATCCGCAGTCAAAGATAAAGCCGAAAACGGTAATCCCGGCGGCAGAAAACTTGAAGTGCTGGACATTCCCGAAGTCGAGGGTGTTGATATGCCGAAGCCCCATGATTTTCTGTCCGCCGAGCAGCGGGACGGCAGCGTCCTGCAGGCACATGAAATCTACACGGAAACCTGGCAATGGCTCAAAGGCATCGGCTGTGCCGCAAAGGTGTCGCCGCAGCTCTTGGAGCGATATGCCATGTGTTCCGCCCGCTGGGTGCAGTGCGAGGAAATGACCAACCGCATGGGTTTCCTCTCCAAGCACCCCACCACGGGAAAGCCGATCCCGTCCCCGTTTATCAATATCGGTATCAACTACATGAACCAGGCGGTTCGGCTCTGGAATGAGATCTTCCAAATCGTGAAAGAAAACTGCAGCACGGAATACGGCGAGTCTACGCCGCAGGATGACCTTATGGAACGCCTGCTCCGTGCGAGAAAGGGGTAACACCATGTTTGAAAAAGTAAATCCGTGCCACCCGGATAAGGTGGCAGACAGAATTGCCGGTGCGCTTGTCGACCTGGCATACAAGAAAGCAGAAAATCCCCGCATCGCTGTTGAAGTCCTCATCGGTCACGGCGTGTGCCACATCATTGCGGAGGCTTCGGTGAGTATTCCGATAGAGGAAATCACCGCCGCCGTTCACCGCATTGCTGGAAACCTCGCTGTGGACTATGTGGAAGTGCCGCAGGACGGTCACCTTGCCGAGAACCAGGCAGACGGCGTCCACTGCGGAGATAACGGCATCTTCAAGGGGATGCCCGTGACCGAGGAGCAGAAAAAGCTGTCGCAAATCGCACGGAGCATTTTCTCCAAACATCCCTTTGACGGCAAATACATTCTGGACGGTGACCGACTCATCCTCTGTCAGAGCAATGCCGAGACACAGCATCTGCGCGAGATTTATCCCGATGCGGAGATCAACCCACTCGGTGACTGGACAGGTGGTACCAATGTGGACACCGGCGCTACCAACCGCAAGCTCGGTTCGGATATGGCTGACTCAGTGACCGGCGGCGGTCTGCACGGTAAGGATCTATCCAAGGCAGATGTGTCTGTCAACATCTATGCTTTTCTCAAAGCCCAGGAAACCGGCAAGCCCGTAACGCTCTGCTGTGCCATTGGTGATGACACCGTAGACGGCAGACCGTATGAGAAAATCGTGGAGATTGCTCGAAACTATATCCGCTCGGTCGGCGGCTTTGAGAAGTTTGCGGAATGGGGGCTGGTTTGATGAAAACAACGACCGAAATGCAGCTCGTTCCCATTACAAAGCTGGTGCCGTATGTCAACAACGCCCGGACACACAGCCCGGAACAGATCAATAAGCTCCGCTCCTCGCTCCGTGAGTTCGGTTTTATCAATCCTGTCATCATCGACCGTGACTATGGCGTTATTGCCGGTCACGGTCGTATTCTTGCCGCCAAGGAGGAAGGCATTTCTGAGGTGCCGTGCGTCTTTGCCGACCACCTCACCGAAGTGCAGAAGAAAGCCTATATCATTGCCGACAACCGTATGGCGATGGACGCAGGCTGGGATGAAGAACTTCTGCGTGTGGAGATCGAGTCTTTGCAGGCAGCGGACTTCGACCCGCTTCTCACTGGCTTTGACGAGAAAGAACTGTCAAAGCTGTTTGACGACGGTATTGAAGCCGAAGAGGATGATTTTGATGTGGATGCCGAAATGCAAAAGCCGACCTTCACGAAATTCGGTGACATCTGGACGCTGGGGCGGCACCGGCTCATCTGCGGCGACAGTACCAAAGAGGAAACCTACACAGCCCTCATGGACGGTCGTAAAGCGAACCTCGTCATCACCGACCCGCCCTACAATGTGAACTACGAGGGCAGTGCCGGAAAAATCAAGAATGACAATATGGCATCGGAGAAGTTTTTCGACTTCCTCTTCGATGCCTTTTCCAATATGGAGAAGGTCATGGCGGACGATGCCTCCATCTATGTGTTCCACGCCGACACTGAGGGGCTGAACTTCCGAAAGGCTTTTGACGCTGTTGGGTTCTATCTCTCCGGCTGCTGTATCTGGAAGAAGCAGTCCCTGGTGCTGGGACGCTCCCCGTACCAGTGGCAGCACGAGCCGTGCCTCTACGGCTGGAAGAAGAAAGGCAAGCACCAGTGGTACACTGGGCGCAAAGAGTCCACCATCTGGGAGTTCGACAAGCCCAAGAAAAACGGCGACCATCCTACCATGAAGCCGATCCCGCTTCTGGCCTATCCCATTCAGAACAGCTCTATGGCAAACTCCGTGGTGCTCGACCCCTTCGGCGGCTCCGGTTCCACGCTCATAGCCTGTGAGCAGACCGACCGCATCTGCTGCACCATCGAGCTGGACGAGAAGTTCTGCGATGTCATTGTCCGCAGATACATCGAGCAGGTCGGCACGGATGAGAAGGTGAGCGTTTTGCGTGACAGCAAGGAATACAAGTATAGCGAGGTAGCACCCCATGACGAATGACGCGTACAGCATTGTGTGGTATGCACAGTCCGGCGACGAATAAATCTACATCATTCTCTTCATCTGAGCCTTGCTATTCAGAGCGTTAAGAGCGAATATGTGACTACCAAAAATCAAGGAGGTCACGAAAATGACGATTACAATCCATGCCCAGGGAGCGCAGCGCAAACGGCTGGTTAAGACCATCTCCGACTGGCTCGGTGCCCCCGCAAAGTACTGCGGTGCGCCCACATTCAACTATGAGGTGGATTACTTCACCATTGACCGAAACGGCAGCTTGTCCTTTGATGACAGCACCGACAGCGAGGTCATCGAGCGACTTCTTCAGCACATCTACGATGAGGGCTTTGACATTGACCAGAGCCACACTGATGACGTGGAAGAGCCTTGCGCCGTCTGCATTTCCATGCCGAGGAGCCTGTTCACCGACAGCAACCTGGAAAACCTCAAGGCGCTCATCGCTGCTAAGGGCAGCCTTATCAAGAAAGCCCTCGGCGTGAATGACCTGCCACTGGAAATCACGGACACGAAGGTTTCGTTTCACTGGTTTCCAGCAACACCTACGCCGGAGGAGCTGAAAGCCTATGACACCTTCATCTGCAAGCTGTGTGAAATGGCACGGAATCAGAAGCGGGTCAGCGCCGCCGAGAAACCCACGGACAATGAGAAATATGCATTCCGCTGCTTTCTCCTGCGGCTCGGCTTCATCGGCGCGGAATATAAGACTGCTCGAAAAATACTGCTAAAGAACCTCTCCGGCTCTTCGGCTTTCAGAAACGGAGGTGCGCAGCATGAGATTTCCGAGTAAAGAGACGGTCGAGCGTATCCGTAAGGAATACCCGGTCGGCACCCGTGTGGAGCTTGTTCAGATGGATGACCCACAGGCACCGCCTGTCGGCACGAAAGGAACCGTGCGAGGTGTGGATGACATCGGCAGCATCATGGTTGCCTGGGATAACGGCTGCGGTCTGAGCGTGGCTTACGGGGAGGATATTTGCCGTAAACTGCTGTAATATACACAGTTTGCTGGCCACAAGATTGTGTGGTTTATGGCTCATAATTAACTGGATATAGTGTGCTTTCAGAGGTAATATGTGACTACCGAAAGGGAAAACAAACCAAAACGGAGGTCACAAACATGAGCCAGAGAACAGAAAACCAGGTAGCCGAAATGAAGAAGCAGACCATCGGGGTCGAGGTCGAAATGAACAGCATCACCAGAGAGAAGGCCGCAAGGCTGGCAGCCACCTTCTTCGGTACCGGGCGGTACGAGAACACCGCTTGCCGCAACGGCTACAGCACTTGGTCTGCTTGGGATGAGAGCGGACGCGAGTGGAAATTCCAGAAGGACGTCAGCATCGCGGGCCCGGACAGCGAGAAATGCGAGATGGTCACGCCGATCCTCACCTACGTTGACATGGAGACCTTGCAGGAGCTGGTTCGCCGCCTCCGCAAAGCCGGAGCAAAAAGCGATGCCACCAGAGGCTGCGGTGTTCACATCCACATCGGCGCCAAGGGGCACACGCCCCAAACGCTCCGAAACCTCGCAAACATCATGGCAAGCCACGAAGACCTCCTGGCAAGCGCACTGAACCTCGACAGAGGCCGCATCAGCCGCTACTGCCGCACGGTTGACCCCAGATTCCTGGAACGGCTGAACAACAGAAAACCCACCACCATGGCAGCCTTGGCTGATATTTGGTACGGCAGCCAGAACGCCGACTACGGCAGAAGCCAGCACTACAACGACAGCCGCTACCATATGCTGAACCTCCACGCCACCTTCACCAAGGGAACGGTCGAGTTCCGGCTCTTCCAGTTCGATGCTCCGGCAGACGGCAAGCAGAACGGACTCCACGCTGGCCAGCTCAAGAGTTACATTCAGCTGTGCCTCGCCCTGAGCCAGATGGCAAAGACGGTCAGAACCGCAAGCCCCAAGCCCCAGCAGAACGAGAACCCCAAATACGCAATGCGCACTTGGCTCCTTCGCCTCGGCTTTATTGGCGACGAGTTCAAGACCGCAAGAGAGCTCCTCACGAAGCGCCTGGATGGGGATGCAGCCTTCCGCAGCGGCAGAGCAGCCGCTTGAAGGACGCAGCCCAGAGGCCCCCGAACCCGCTGATGGCGGGCTTTCGGTGGTAGAAGGCAACTTCGGAAAGGAGTATTTTTTATGGAAAAACGCTATTACATCGCTTATGGCAGCAACCTCAATGTCCGTCAGATGCGGATGCGCTGCCCGTCGGCACGGATCATCGGCACATCGGTTCTCAAGGATTACGAACTGCTTTTCAAGGGCAGCAAAACAGGCTCTTACCTTACGGTGGAAAAGAAGTCCGGCATCTCAGTTCCTGTTGCTGTATGGGAAGTCACCGCAGAGGATGAAAAAGCCCTGGACCGTTACGAGGGCTTCCCGAACTTCTATTACAAGAAGGAGTTGACCCTACCAATCAAGGGTATCCGCACGGGCAAAATCCGTAAGCGACGGGTATTCGTGTACATCATGCATGAGGACAGGCCCATCGGCATTCCGTCCATTCCTTATATGCAGACCTGCATCCAGGGCTACGACGATTTTGGCTTTGACCGGCTTGTGCTGATAGACGCTTATCTCAAATGTGGGGAGGAACATCATGAGGGAAAATAAAATCATCCGAATATCAGTCTGTCCCAGGTGCGGGCAAGCTTACCGGGAGCATCCGGCTCTTTCAAGGCTCGACAACGAAACACTCATCTGCCCGGATTGTGGCACACGGGAGGCGCTCGATTCCATCGGCGTAAAACCGGATGAGCAGGAGCAGATCATCGCCTCCATTCACCGCTGCCGCCAGCCGGAATAACGCTGTAATATACACAGTTTTTACTCCGAATGATTGTGTAGTATATTCTCCGAAATGACTGGATATATCCCGGACATGACGGTAATATACACTCACAACAAAACAAACGGAGGTACACGGTTATGTGGAAAGAAAGCAGCATCAAGGTAAACGGCGAGGTTTTTCACTACTGGATGAAGCAGTACGACAAAGGCTCCGAGTGGGGTATCGACGGCGGACGCATTTCCAAGCTCATGCTCAAGCGGGACGGCAAAATCGTCTGCAACTACGACAGAGGCTGGGACATCGAACCCGCCGATGAGAACACGCAGCTTGCGCTGGAGCTTCTGCTCCACAGCGAGAACTGGTAAGCCACAACAATTCAAAGCAACGGCTCCGAGAGGGGCTGCTGCTCGTTATACGGAAGGTCGCACCGATTTCGGTGGCGGCTATTTTTATTGCTCTGCCGGAGGGGGTGAGAAATTGCGAAAACTGAAGAACTACAAGCCGACAAGGTTCATGGAGAAAACTTCCCACTATGATACGGACGCTGCGGATTATGCCGTCATGTTCATCGAAAGTCTCTGCCACACCAAAGGCACCTGGGCAAGAAAGCCCTTCGAGCTTATTGACTGGCAGGAGCAGATCATTCGGGACATCTTTGGTGTCCTCAAGCCCAACGGCTATCGACAGTTCAACACCGCATACATCGAAATCCCGAAGAAGCAGGGCAAGTCCGAACTTGCCGCTGCGGTGGCACTTCTGCTCACCTGCGGTGACGGAGAGGAACGCGCCGAGGTCTACGGCTGTGCCGCCGACCGTCAGCAAGCATCCATCGTTTTCAATGTGGCGGCTGACATGGTGCGGATGTGTCCTGCGCTCTCCAAGCGGGTCAAGATACTGGATTCCCAGAAGCGGCTCATTTATCAGCCAACGGGTAGTATCTACCAGGTGCTCTCCGCCGATGTCGGCAACAAGCACGGCTTCAATACACACGGTGTGGTATTCGACGAGCTGCACACCCAGCCCAACCGCAAACTCTTTGATGTCATGACCAAAGGCTCCGGCGATGCCCGAATGCAGCCGCTGTATTTTCTCATTACCACGGCCGGCAATGATACGAAGTCCATCTGCTATGAGATCCACCAGAAGGCAAAGGACATCATCGAGGGTCGAAAGATCGACCACACCTTCTATCCCGTTATCTACGGTGCGGAGGAATCGGACGATTGGACGGACCCGAAGGTTTGGAAGAAAGCCAATCCCTCCCTCGGCATCACGGTGGGTATCGACAAGGTCAAAGACGCCTGCGAGTCCGCCAAGCAGAACCCCGGCGAAGAGAACTCTTTCCGACAGCTGAGACTTAACCAGTGGGTGAAACAGGCGGTGCGCTGGATGCCGATGGACAAGTGGGACAAATGTGAGTTCGCTGTCTGCGAGGATGACCTGGAAGGTCGCGTCTGCTACGGCGGTCTGGACTTGTCCTCCACAACGGATATTACAGCATTCGTTCTGATGTTTCCTCCGGAAGCCGAGGATGACAAGTACATCATCCTGCCGTACTTCTGGATACCGGAGGACAACCTCGACCTTCGAGTCCGGCGTGACCATGTGCCATACGATGTGTGGGAACGGCAAGGATACCTCCAAACCACTGAGGGCAATGTCGTTCACTACGGCTATATCGAAAAATTCATCGAAAGCCTGGGCGAACGGTTCAATATTAGGGAAATTGCCTTTGACCGCTGGGGCGCTGTGCAGATGGTGCAGAACCTTGAGGGCATGGGCTTCACGGTCGTTCCCTTTGGACAGGGCTTCAAGGATATGTCCCCGCCCACAAAGGAGCTGATGAAACTGGTGCTGGAGCAGAAAATTGCCCACGGTGGACACCCCGTTCTCCGCTGGATGATGGACAACATCTTCATCCGCACCGACCCTGCCGGAAACATCAAGCCGGACAAAGAGAAATCCACAGAGAAAATCGATGGTGCCGTGGCGACCATTATGGCACTTGACAGAGCTATACGCTGTGGAAACGACAAGACCGAGTCTGTTTATGACAGTCGAGGTCTTTTATTTATATGAAGGGAGAGTTTATATGGGTATCTTTTCAGGGCTGTTCAAATCCAGGGACAAGCCTCAAGACAGAACAGCAGGCAGCAATTATGCTTTCTTCTTCGGCGGCACGACTTCCGGCAAAGCGGTAACGGAGCGCTCGGCCATGCAGATGACTGCCGTGTATTCCTGTGTCCGCATCCTGTCGGAGGCTGTGGCGGGGCTGCCGCTGCACCTATACAAATACACGGACAGCGGCGGCAAGGCAATGGCGCTCGACCATCCGCTCTACCGCTTGCTCCACGATGAGCCAAACCCGGAGATGAGTTCCTTCGTGTTCCGGGAAACCCTCATGACGCACCTGCTCCTGTGGGGCAATGCCTATGCACAAATCATCCGCAACGGCAAAAATGAGATCGTAGCTCTGTATCCCTTGATGCCGAACAAGATGTCGGTGGACAGAGACGAGGATGGTCGCCTGTACTACACCTATTACCGTGGCACAGACGAGGCTATCAAGAACAAGGAGTTCACCGTAACGCTTCAGCCCTCGGATGTGCTGCATATCCCCGGACTCGGCTTTGACGGGCTGGTCGGTTACAGTCCCATTGCAATGGCGAAGAACGCCATCGGCATGGCTATCGCCTGTGAGGAGTATGGCGCGAAATTCTTCGCCAACGGTGCTGCACCGGGCGGTGTGCTGGAACACCCCGGCACGATCAAAGACCCACAGCGTGTGCGTGAGAGCTGGCAGTCCACCTTCGGCGGCAGCGGCAATGCCAATAAAATCGCCGTGCTTGAGGAAGGCATGAAATACACGCCCATCGGCATCTCGCCGGAGCAGGCACAGTTCCTCGAAACACGCAAATTCCAAATCAATGAAATTGCTCGAATTTTCCGAGTTCCGCCCCACATGGTCGGTGACCTGGAAAAGTCGAGCTTTTCTAATATCGAGCAGCAGTCCCTTGAGTTTGTAAAATACACCCTCGACCCCTGGGTCATCCGTTGGGAGCAGTCCATTCAACGCTCCCTGCTGAACTCCGAGGAAAAGAAGAAGTACTTTGCAAAATTCAATGTGGAAGGTCTGCTCCGCGGAGACTATCAGTCCCGCATGAACGGGTACGCCATCGGCCGCCAGAACGGCTGGATGTCCGCAAATGACATCCGGGAGCTTGAAAACCTCGACCGTATCCCGGCAGAGGATGGCGGCGATTTGTACCTCATTAACGGCAATATGCTCCCGCTGAAAAATGCCGGGGCTTTTGCAAATACACCTACCGATGACGGAAAGGAGGAAAAAACCGATGAAGAAATTTTGGAATTGGAAGAGCCGAACGGTGACGAACTCGGAGACGCAGGAACAGACACAGGAAAGAACCCTGTTCCTGAACGGGAGCATCGCCGAGGAAAGCTGGTTTGACGATGATGTCACCCCGCAGCTTTTCAAGGACGAGCTCATGTCCGGCAGCGGAAATATTAACGTATGGATCAACTCTCCCGGCGGCGACTGCGTGGCTGCGGCGCAAATCTACAATATGCTCATGGACTACAAGGGCGATGTGACGGTCAAAATCGACGGTATTGCCGCATCCGCAGCGTCCGTCATCGCTATGGCAGGCGCGAAGGTGCTGGTGTCCCCAGTGTCCATGCTTATGATCCACAACCCCATGACAGCGGCATTCGGCAATTCGGACGAGATGCAGAAAGCTATCGAGATGCTCATAAGCGTTAAGGATTCCATCATTAACGCTTATGAGATTAAGACAGGGCTGTCCCGCGCCAAGCTCTCGCACCTCATGGATGCCGAAACTTGGATGGACGCAAATAAGGCTGTGGAACTGGGCTTTGCGGACGAAATCATGCAGAGAAGCCGAGAATCCGATGATGTGCCTGCACCCGCCGTTTCCATGCTGTATTCCAAGGCGAATGTGGTGAACTCCCTCATGGAGAAGATCGCCGCAAAATGCGCCATTGAACCCAAACCAGCCGTGCCGGAGCGCACGGGACGCTCTGTAGATGAACTCAGAGCCAAGCTGAACACCATCAAAAACTACATTTAATATGGAGGTATTTCAATATGACTATCGTTGAACTGCGCGAAAAGCGCGCCAAGCTGTGGGCTACGATGGAGGGCTTCCTCGACACCCACCGCGACCGAAAAGGCGTTCTGTCTGCCGAGGACGATGCCGTTTACGCCAATATGGAGAAGGAGCTGAACGATCTCACCAATGAGGTCAGACGCATGGAACGCCGCGATGCCATTGCCGCAGAGCTTGCAAAGCCCGTATCCTCTCCCATCACCGAGCAGCCCCAGAAAGCGACCGGCGAAGCCAAGACCGGCAGAGCGTCTAACGCCTACCGCGAGGATTTCGGTTTGCATCTGCGCGGCAAACGTATGCTCCACAATGTGCTCTCCGAGGGCGTGGACGCCAACGGCGGCTATCTCGTCCCCACGGAGTTTGAGAAGTTCATCGTGGACACGCTCAAGGAGGAAAATGTGATGCGCCGTCTGTGCAAGGTCATTACTACCGATAACGAGCGTAAGATCCCCGTTGCAGCGACCCATTCCACCGCTGCGTGGACTGCTGAAAATGCTGCCTACACCGAGAGCAATCCCACCTTCGCACAGAAGACCATTGATGCCTACAAGCTGACCGACCTTGTGAAGGTAAGCATTGAGCTTCTGGACGACAGTGCTTTCGATCTGGAAGAGTACATCGCCCGTGAGTTTGCCTACGCCTTCGGTGCTGCCGAGGAACAGGCATTCTGCGTCGGCACCGGTACGGGTCAGCCCACCGGCCTGTTCACCACCAACGGTGGCACGGTCGGCGTTACCGCAGCCAGTGCGACCACTGTTACCACCGATGAGGTGATTTCCCTCATCTATGCGCTGAAAGCACCTTACCGCAAGAATGCCAAGTTCCTGATGAACGATGCTACTGTTTCCGCACTTCGTAAGCTGAAGGATTCCAACGGTCAGTATCTGTGGCAGCCCTCCCTGCAGGCGGGTCAGCCGGACAGACTGCTCGGTTACGAGATTTACACCAGCCCGTATGCTCCCACGCTGGCGGCAGGTGCGCTCTCCATTGCCTTCGGCGATTTCCAGAGCTACTGGATCGCTGACCGCACCGGCAGAACCGTTCAGCGTCTGAACGAGCTGTATTCCACCAACGGTCAGGTCGGCTTTGTTGCCACCGAGCGTGTGGACGGCAAGATCATCCTGCCGGAGGGTATCCAGCTTCTGAAGATGAAGGCGTCTTGATGAAAGGAGGCGGCGGTGATGGACGAGCTTCTCTCCAAAGTGAAAGACAACCTTATCCTGGAACACACGGCGGATGATGCCTTGCTGAAAAGCTACATCACCGCCGCTGTTTCTTATGCCGAAAGCTACCAGCATATCCCGGAGGGGTTCTACAAGGAGAACCCCATGCCAGCCACCACAGAGCAAGCCGTCATCATGCTGTCGTCCCACTTCTATGAAAGCCGGGACGGCAGCACGGGCGGCTTCTTTGCGGATAACACCGGTGCGGCGCAGCAGGTGTGGAACACCGTCAATCTGCTGCTCCGCTTGGATAGGCGGTGGCAGGTATGAGTTTCGGAAAGATGAACGGCTTCGCCGACATCGTGGAAACCCGCCAAGTCAAGGACAGCGAGGGCTTTACCTATTCCGAGAATGAAGTCCTCGCTTCCGTCCGTGTGTACCGGGAAGGTCGGCACGGTTCACAGCGTTGGGCAAACCTCGCCGCATTCAGCGAAGCGACCGACCTGTTCCGCTTTCGGCGTATTCCTGGACTGACAATCACCACAGGCCAGTTTCTCATTTGCGATGACTGTCGCTACGACATTGTGTCCGTGGAGGATGTAAAGGGGCGTGGGATGTACATTGAGGTGCTGGCAAAGAAGGAGGTGCCGACCGTTGGCTAAGTGCGACATGAAAATGCCGGAGGATTTCCTTCTGAAGATTTCCAAGCTCGGCAGCAACTTTGACAGCGTTGCGGATACCGTCCTGCAGGCCGGTGGCGAGGTGATGCTGAAAAAGGTCAAGAGCAATCTCTCCTCCGCTATTGGCAGAGGGACAAAGTTCAAATCCCGCACCACAGGCGAACTGGAAGGTGCGCTTGGCCTTTCTCCCTCCAAGCTGAACCGGGACGGTAACCACGACATCAAGGTCGGCTTCGCAGAACCCCGCTCGGACGGCAGCAGCAATGCCAAGCTGGCCAACATTCTCGAATACGGCAAGCACGGTCAGCCTGCAAAACCGTTTCTGAAACCTGCGAAAACGGCGTCCCGGCAGGAATGCATCGATGCCATGACCAAGGCACTGGATGAGGAGGTGGAAAAGCTGTGAGCCTGCTATCCGATTTACAAACCATCGCCGAGTATTGCGGTGTTCCAGTGGAAACGGGTGTGTTCTCCGGCAAAGCACCGGACACCTATCTGGTGATTACGCCGCTGTCGGACAGCTTTGAGCTTCACGCCGACAACGCCCCAGGCTGCGAAACGCAGGAGGCACGGCTGTCCCTGTTCACAAAGGGCAGCTACACAAAACTGAAAAACGCGATTGTCCGCGCCTTGCTGGGTGCGGATTTTTATATTACCGACCGCCGGTACATCGGCTTTGAGACCGAGACCGGCTACCATCACTACGCCATTGATGTGGCGCAAATCTACGATTTGGAGGAATAAGCTATGGCTACCATCGGTCTTGACAGACTGTATTACGCAAAAATCACCGAGAACGATGCCGGTGAGGAAACCTACGGTACGCCGTCCCAGCTTGCCAAAGCCATCTCCGCTGATCTTTCGGTGGAACTGGCAGAGGCGACGCTATACGCCGACGACGGTGCTTCGGAGATCGTGAAGGAATTCAAATCCGGCACACTCTCCCTCGGCATCGACGATATCGGCTCTGCGGCGGCATCCGACCTCACGGGCGCAACCATCGACAAGAATAAGGTGCTGATTTCCACATCCGAGGACGGCGGTGACCCTGTGGCAATCGGCTTCCGGGCAAAGAAGTCCAACGGCAAGTACAAGTATTACTGGCTTTACCGTGTGAAGTTCGGTATCCCGGCTACCAACCTCGCTACCAAGGGCGACAGCATTACCTTCTCCACGCCCACCATCGAGGGCACCATCCTGCGCCGCAACAAGGCAGATGCAGGCGGCAAGCATCCGTGGAAAGCAGAAGCGTTGGAGGGTGATGCGCCTGCCGCAACCATCACGAACTGGTATAAGGAAGTGTACGAGCCGACCTATACCGCATCGTCCGAAAAAACCACTTAACGGAGGTAACGCACAATGGATAACGAAAGAACCGCAGTCATCACCATCGGTGACGAGGAGTACACGCTGCTCCTCACGACCAAGGCTACCAAGGAGATCGCCGGTCGCTACGGCGGTCTGGAAAACCTCGGCGAGAAGCTGATGAAGTCCGAGAACTTTGAAATGGCCATTGGTGAGATCGTGTGGCTAATCACGCTTCTGGCAAATCAGAGCATCCTCATCCACAACCTCAAGGATAAGGAGCATCCAAAGGAGCTGCTCACCGAAGGTGTGGTGGAGCTTCTGACCACGCCCCTCGACCTCGCCGGATACAAAACTGCCATTACGGAGGCACTCTACAAGGGCACCAAGCGGAATGTGGAAAGCGAGAAAGACGCAAAAAACGCACAAGTCGGGTAACGGTCTCCGATGCGGAGCTGTTTACCCGGCTTCTTTATTACGGTCTTGCCCACCTGCATCTCAGCCAGGATGAGGTGTGGCTGATGCCGTTTGGACTGCTTTTGGACTTATGGGAGTGCCATAAGCAGTATAACGGGCAGGCTGTTCCTGCTCACGAACACTACATTGACGATATTATCCCGGACGGCATTTAAGGAGGTGACGGTACATGGCAGACAGTTTCGGACTGAAGATCGGTCTTGAAGGCGAAAAAGAATTCAAGAAAGCACTGGCGGACATCAACCAGTCTTTCAAGGTGCTCGGCTCCGAAATGAAGCTCACCACCTCTCAGTTCGATAAAAACGATAAATCCGTGGAGGCTCTCGCCGCACGGAATAAGGTGCTGCGAAAAGAGATCGATGAGCAGACTACAAAAATCGACACCCTTCGCAAGGCTCTGCAGAATGCCGCCACCTCCTTTGGAGAGAACGACCGCCGCACCCAGAACTGGCAGATCCAACTCAACAATGCCGAAGCCGCCCTCAACGATATGAACCGTGAGCTGGACGAGAACGAGAAAGCCATCAAGGAGGGCGGCAAGGCTGCGGAGGAATCCGGCAGTAAGTTTGAAGGCTTCGGCAAGGTTCTCAAAACCGTAGGTGTGGCACTCGGTGCTGTGGCTGTTGCCACAGGTGCCGCCGCCGTAAAGCTCGGCAAAGAAGTCATCGCCGCCTATGCTGACTACGAGCAGTTGGTCGGCGGTGTTGACACTCTGTTCAAGGACTCCTCGCAGGAGATCCAGCGGTACGCCGCCAACGCATACAAAACGGCTGGCCTTTCCGCCAACGAGTACATGGAGACGGTCACGGGCTTTTCCGCAAGCCTGATCCAGTCTCTCGGCGGTGATACCGAGAAAGCCGCAAAGTATGCGGATATGGCAATCACGGATATGTCCGATAACGCCAACAAGATGGGCACGGATATGTCCTCCATTCAGAATGCCTACCAGGGTTTCGCCAAGCAGAACTATACGATGCTCGATAACCTCAAGCTGGGCTACGGCGGCACAAAGCAGGAAATGGAGCGACTGCTCGCCGATGCGGAGAAGATATCCGGCGTCAAGTATGACATCTCCTCCTACGCAGATGTGGTGGAAGCCATTCACGTCATGCAGGAGAGCATGGACATTGCCGGTACGACCGCAAAAGAAGCGGAAGCCACCATTTCCGGCTCTGTCAATGCGCTGAAATCCGCCGTGTCGAACCTCATTGTAGGCTTCGGTGATGCGGACGCTGACATGGAGCTGCTGTGCAACAACATGGTGGATGCCTTCAAGACCGTGGTGGCGAACATCACCCCGGTTATTGAGAACATCGTGGCGGCTCTGCCCACGGCGCTGGATGCTCTGCTGACGGCTGTGGGTGAACTGCTGCCCACACTGCTGGAAGCAGTCACCGAACTGTTCTCGCAGGTGCTGGAAACGCTGCTTTCTTTGCTTCCGCAGCTTATCCCGGCGGCGGTGTCCGCGCTCATGACCATCGTGGATACGCTGATTGAGAATCTGCCCCTGCTTATTGACGCTGCGGTTCAGTTGGTGTCCACGCTGGTGACCGGCATTGCGGATGCGCTGCCCACGCTCATTCCGGCAGCGGTGCAGGCTATCGTCACCATCGTGCAAGGTCTGGTGGACAGCCTGCCGATGCTCTTGGATGCAGCCTTACAGCTTATCACAGGGCTTGCCCAGGGACTATTGGACGCACTGCCCGTGCTGATTGCAGCACTGCCGGAGATCATCAACGGCATCATTACCTTTTTACTGGATTCGATTCCGCAGATCATTGAAACAGGCATTCAGCTTCTGACCTCGCTTGTTGCCGCATTGCCGGATATCATTATGGCAATCGTGGAAGCTATCCCAAAAATCATTGACGGTATCGTGAATGCCATTTTGACCTCTATCCCACAAATCATCCAGGCAGGTATCGACCTGCTGATTTCTCTCATTCAAGCACTGCCACAGATTATTACAACTATCGTGCAGGCAATCCCGCAAATCATCTCCGGCATCGTCAACGCCCTCATCGGGAACATCGACAAAATCATCATGGCAGGTGTGCAGTTGTTCGTTGCGCTGATTGAAAACCTGCCCACCATCATCGTGGAGATCGTCAAGGCGGTGCCGCAGATCATTGCGGGCATCGTGAAAGCCTTCGGCTCTCTCATGTACAAAATCGTGGAGATCGGCGGCAACATCGTCAAGGGGCTGTGGAGCGGTATTACCCAGCTTGCCTCGTGGCTGTGGGATAAGGTGTCCGGGTGGATCTCCTCCATCTGGGACGGCATCTGCGATTTCTTCGGTATCCATTCGCCCTCGAAGGAAATGGCATGGGTCGGTGAAATGCTGGTCAAGGGCTTGTCCGGCTCCATTGAGGATAACGGTGACGAAGCGGTCAAAGCCGCAGAAGGAATGGCGGAGGACATCAATGGTGTCATGGGCGACCTTGCCAACGATATGCAGACGGCTCTGCCCACCGACTTTGACGTGAACGGCTCGATCCGTTCTGCGGTGGACGGCGTGGTCGGTAAGGCGGCATCCGCTTTCACCATTGCCCTGAACATCACGAATTTCAACAATTACAGCAGTGAGGATATCCGTCAGCTCACCAATGAAGTCATGGAAACGGCGAACCAGTTTGCCCAGCGGAAAGGAGTGGTATTCGCATGACCTATTTCACCTACAACAGCCGCAGCTCCGCTGATTTCGGTCTGCATATCGAGAAGAAGGACGTGTTCTCCGCACCGGAGTACGATGCGGAGTTCATCTCCATTCCCGGCAGAAGCGGTGACATCATCAATCCGAACCGCCGCTTTGCCAACATCAAGGTGACCTACACAGTGTTCCTCGCACGGAAGAACGCAGCCGCACTTGCCGCTGTCCTGCGGGACATTAAGGGCTGGCTTTATTCCGAGCCGGACAGATACCACGAAATCACCGACTCTTACGATGCGGAGTATTTCCGCTACGGTGTCATCTCCGGCAATCTGGACATTGAGGAGCAGCTGAACAAGGTCGGCAGTTTCACCGTGACCTTCAACTGCAAGCCTTTCAAATACAGCTTTGCGGGACAGCAGACGGTGTCGGCTGACGCTTCCGAACTGACGATTACCAATCCGACCGCTTTTGAGAGCCGACCATATATGAAAATCTATGGTAGCGGTCTGATTCGGCTCATGGTTCAGCCGGAAGGCGAAGGTGCGAGCCTGTGGACGATTTCAGAGGTCGATGAGTGCATCGAAATCGACAGCGAACTCATGAATTGCTTTAAGGATACCACCCTCAAAAACGATACCGTTACCGGCGACGGCTTTCCTATGCTCAAGCCGGGAACGACCACCATCGCCTGTGCAGGAAATGTGCAGCGGATCGAGGTCATTCCGAGGTGGTGCTGTTTGTAAGGTCGTTCCCGATTGTAAGCGGTAGAAAAATTCAAAAAAGTATGGTATAATGTTTTTAAATGAGAACGACAAGTCGGAATTTACCTCTATCCAAACATACAAGCTCTTGACAATAAAGCTCCTATATAGTATAATTTGATAAACTACTATATAGGAGCTTTTTCATGAAAACAAATGGAGGATTTCTTGTCACCAAAATAAAACAGCTTGGGGACCGGATTTTTGAGAAGATTCTCAGCGAAAAGAATATTGATGCGTTCAATGGAGCCCAGGGGCGCATTCTTTATGTGCTGTGGCAGGAGGATGGAATCTCGATCAGGTCACTCTCGGTCAAATGCGGATTAGCGATAACATCTCTTACGACGATGCTGGAAAGAATGGAACATCAAGGACTGATAAGCCGTGTTCAGTCTGAAACGGACAAAAGGAAAACACTCCTGTTTCTGACTGAGAAAGCACATGCCTTA